TGGGAGTTGATTTCACTAGGTTCGACTCTGACGTGAAAGGCCTTCAGCGTGATATCCGCACGCTGGAGTATCGATACGAAAACGAAGGGTACGGTTTCTTAACCGTAGCCCTTCCACGCCTTGGCGAAGCTATCGAAAGAGGCTTAGCCGATGGTATGTTCTGCTGCCCACTTGGCTTTAAAAAGCTTCGTGGTTCATCGCTCCCGAGATTGTTCTCAGGTTTGATGTCAGAAGTTTTCGATGTCAAAACTGGCCTTGTACGTGTTGATTACTCTCAATCAGCCTTGAAAAGTCTGATTGAAGTAACCTACATGTTCAAAAAGATTCTTCTATCTGAGGAGCGTAGTGATAAGCTACACTCCGAAGCTGTTGAATCTTTTTTCCAGAATGATGATCTGATAGGGATCCACGAGTTGGATTCCCGACAAAGTCATCATTTTGGTCTTGTCTGTCAGTATGTTTTGAATGATCTTCAAAACTACGATGACAACCCTGTGACGTATTCTGATGACGAGTTGCACGAATTAACTGTGCCTCTCGACTTTAGAAAAAGTCTTCGAGTTGATCGTTATACTGGCAAACATGGGCCAGGTGCTGTTTCTGAGAGGCTTAGTTCTAATCGTAAGTGGATTAGAACCTACCACGGGATCCTCACGGACGCCTTTGGTGGGACTCTTCCTTCATACGATCTATTCGGTTGTCTAGATCATCTCGACTTATCATCGGATGATCTTCGAATAGAAGATATGAGGAAGTTTCTAAAAATACCTCCAGAATCAGCGGCTTCTAGAAGCACAGCAAGACTAATTTCCGTCCCGAAGAATTCAACTTCTCGACGGACTATTACGGTTGAGCCAACGTTGAATCAGTTTGTTCAACAAGCGCTCAACACTGAACTTAGAGATTCTATTTCTAAGTGCAGCATATTACGTAACTGTCTTGCTTTGACCGACCAGAGCGAAAATCAAAAACTCGCTTTGGAAGGCTCCATACATGCAAACTGGGCGACTCTTGACTTAAAGTCAGCGTCTGACTTGTTATCTGAAAAGATAGTTCGTCAGGCGTTCAGCCATCTTCCCGAATTTTTAGGGCGGATGCTGGATTGTCGCTCTTCTTATGTTGAGTGTGACAATGTCACTCGCAACGTTCGAAAGTATGCAGGTATGGGGAATGCGACTACCTTTCCAGTTCAGAGCGTTGTCTTTGCCTTGTTGGCAATCGCAGCGATTCTGGATCAAGATGGTAAGTATCCATCTTACTGGAGAGTTCGTCGTGCTTCTAGGTGTATCCGAATATTTGGCGATGATATCATCGTTGATAATCGGTACACGACGTCAGTGGTGTCATGGCTTGAGTGTGCTGGTTTAAAGATCAACACAAGCAAGAGTTTCTTTGACGGATATTTCAAAGAAAGCTGCGGTGTTCGTTGTTATAAGGGGGTTGATTATACCCCGATATACCTCAAACATCGTCCAGACGATTCCTCTACGGAATCAAGAGCAATTGAAGGACTTATAAGCTTCTCAAACAATGCTTGGATGAGAGGCCTCTATAAAGTCTCCAACCGTATAGCAGGAGAGGTTGAGGATCGATTAAAAATCAATCTTCCACTTGTTCCTAGCTATTCGGCTGCTCTTGGCTGGCATTGTCGCCGAGAGACTTGCGATTTCCATTCATGGAATCGCAAGCTTCACAGACCCGAAACGGCGTCTGTAGTGTATCTTCCTGTAAAAAAGCAAGATCCACTCGATGGCTATCCAGCCCTCTTAAAGTTCTTCCATGTTCCCCTTCTCGGGAGACCACGGGATCACTTAAAGAGGTCCTCCGTGCGATTCAAACTTAGACTCGCTAAGAGGAGGGTGCCTGCTTACGCAGGTTTAAGTCACTTGCAATGATGCAAGTGCCAGAGAGGGGTCATACATATTCACATATGTATCACTAAAGACTCCTTAGGGTTAAACACCCTCCGCGAAAGCGGGTCCCGCAAGGGACAAG